CTTAATGTTGTTAATCAGAGGTCTCAAGGAATGGTAGGGTTAGTTATTTGCTTTATAAAATTCTTCTGCAAATCCTTGATAGCACATACTCCTGGCGTTCATTCGGTCGTATGGGTCTGGGTGTGTCATAGGCGAAATCATACTGTTCACGTGTTTATTTACTGGTTTCGGAGCGTTAGGATATAACTTTTTCGGTTGATTGAATAGTCCCCACAGTGAAGTTTGTTTTGAATAGTCTGCTCCAAATTCGTGTGGTGAGTATGAATAAGGTGGGTGTCCTAGAAAGTTCTTCAATGCTCCACTTCCAGGGTTTTCTATCACCCAGAATTTCAAATTACTTTTACTGAAATGTCCAACCGTAGGATATTGGCATTCCCATATAATTCTTAGGCATTCCTTGACCAGCCTCATTCCTTCTACAAAGTCCCGGGGGGTCTTGGCAACCGAACGAGCGATAGAGAACATCGTGCAAGGGGGGTTTGCTATTATCCCGTAGACATTCTCTGGTGGGTGGTAATTCTCTACTCCAATATCTCTGCCAACTAAACGAACATCATATCCATTATCTTTATAGGGCTTAGTGTCGCTTCCTATGTCAGCACAGAGATGAAGTATTATTTTATTTTTATTCATTCCACATTCCTTGAGCTTCTAATTAATTTTTTAATTTGATCTATGTTTTTATTCGTCTCTGAAATGGCTTGGTTGTAGCCTATTGCTCCCTGTTCGCCTATGCATACTCCATTGTTAAATTTCATTACCCATACAATCCCCTCTGGCTGTAATTTCTCTGGCACACACTTCTTAAGCTCCTCCGCTTGCTCCTCTAGTTTGGAGATTAGGAATTGTTTGATTTGCTTGACGTCATCGTCTCCGCAAATACAAGTTTTCATCAACTTATCTAGCTCGTCACACGCTCTTTTTGTGTAGGTCATTGTTTGTTCTCCTTCTGTTAGCCCAAATTATCAAATTATCAAATGACCCAAACGTTACCTGACGCAGCGCACCTGAAAGCTGAGCGACGCCTTACCGTAGTTGCCCGTGTAGCCATTATTCAAGTTCACGTTCCATGCATTCGTGCTAGTGGTCTCCGTGGCTGACCAAAAGTTGTAGGAAGGGTCGTTTTCAACAAGTTCTTGTAACTCATCATGATTTTTATCAGTTACTTTTATCATCTCCCAACGCTCGGGAAGTCTTGCACCCAACTCTTTGGCTTTTGCCATTGCTTCATCCCAGTTCATCTTGCCGAGGTTGTCAGACCAGAGCAAATCTCCAATCTTATGCCATTCAATCTTTGGCGTTGTTAACTCAAGTTTGTTTTCCAGTCTCTCAATTCTCTTAATTAGTTCTACTGTTTCTTTGTTCATTTGTTCCTCACTTTATCTTTATCTATTAAATTATGTGCGAGTATTGCTTCACCTTCTGTTTGAGTATTATTTTTCATAATTTTTCTCCTTAAGAAGTAATTCTCTTACAAATGCTTTAACTTCATCTATCGGGCATTCTTCACCTTCTTCATTTTGGAAAATCCCAAAGAATCCAAATTGTTTATCAAATTCTATTTCCCAAGATAATTTATGGCACGAGCAATCACATTGTTCTTTGTGTAAAATAGCCATACCGTTAAAATCTGGGCAATTTCTTTCACAAGTTGGCTCAGTTTCTAAGTTACTTGCGTCAGTTAAACTTGGTGTAGAAAATGCTTTCTTGTAAAACTTGATTTCAGTTTCTTCAGATATTTCTCCGTTCCATTCTGTTTGAGTATCTAAATTCATAATTCCTCCTTTTATTCTCGTGATTACAATTTTTCATATTTCCTTTTCTTGCCATTAAAGGCAGATAATAATTCCTTTTGCTTGAATACTTCTTTCTTAACTTTAAATGTAAATAGCGGCACGTCCGTCATAGCTCCGCGCTCAGAGGTCACTTTATCCCGGAATCCGTCGTCCTCTTTTACAATCCGGATAGTCTCGACCTTGCCCATTCGCTCGACAACTCCGGCCAAATCAAAGACGTGTAACTTCTTGTTCGGATCGGCCGGGTCAAGCCTGACGCCTCGCCCTACCATCTGATAGTAAAGCGCCAAGCTCATTGTCGGCCGGGCCAAAACAATTGAATCAAGTTCCGGAACGTCAAATCCGGTAGTGAATACGCCGACATTGATCAAATGCTTGAGCGCGCCCAATCGGAATTTGGCAATAGTCGCTTCGCGCTCCTTCATTGGTGTTGTGCCTGTTACTACGTCGGCAGTCAATCCCATTTGGTCCATGTGATCTTTAAGCCTCATAGCCTGTCTAATGCTCGAGCAAAATATTAAATTACATTTACAATGTTTGTCTATGCCTTCGATGATTGTCATCAATTTGCGCATCCGCTGGTTATTCCAGAAGGTGTCGATTGATTCCTCGGTGAAGTCCCGGCCGGTGCTATTTAATACAAGACCAGATAGATCGACTTCATCTTGGTAGTACTGGATCGGCGATAAAAATTTTTGGTTGATAAGATCCTGCGTTTCAATTTGATAAACTATTTTTTTGAAAAAATATGGATAGATTCGGTTGATCATTTTCAATGTCGATGTATAGAATAGCTGACTGCCTTCTTTGAAAAACTTGCTTTCCAACCGGTACGGCGTCGCGGTTAAACCGCAAACGTTAGTGCAGTCAATGGCTTTTAAAAACTGCGTATACATTCCCTGGAGATTCTTTGGATTCACTTGATGACACTCATCAATAATGACAAACTTAAAATGTTTAAATTTCTCCGGGTGACGATAAATACTGCCAATGGTGGCATAGGTAAATTTTGAGATGACCTTGGAATTCATTGACGCTGAATACATGGAAATATCTTTGACTCCATATGATTTTAGTTTGGAATAGTTTTGCTCGAGGATTTCTTTTGACGGCTGCAATATCAAAACCGGCTCGTCGAGCCTGTGGCATATATCCGCGATGATCAGGGACTTGCCGGCCCCGGTTGCGGCCACAACTATAAACGGCTGGCCGTATTCTTTCAAGTGTTTGATGGCGGCGTCTGAGGCGTCTTGCTGATATTTTCGTAGCTTATAATTCATTTCCTGTATCTCGAATCTATATTATTACCAGTACATTATAGTACAAATTAGTCCGCTACTTCAATACATATAATGTGTATAAGTATAGAAGGGCTAAAAAGTGAGTCCAGATAACAAAAAACCGATAACATTGTTACCGGTTAATCGCTGCTAAAATGGGAGTGTCTCCTCGAGCCATTCCTTCCATGCTTTATAGAGTCCGGAGACCTTCCCGGAATAAATAAATAATTGAACCATTTTTTTACCTCCATTATATTAATATATTTTGACCGCTGCCAAATCCTGCAATATTTTAATGAAGTTTATTAGCCAATAGATATAAACTGCCACAATCAAAATAAAAATCAATCCAGCGGCCGCATAGAGCTTTTTGAGCTTGGCAATTCGTTGTTCTCTTGCCATTTATACCAGAACTTTCTTAAATTCGTATCCTAATAATGATAAAGCTTCCATATTTGACCCGGATATAGTTTTTCGGCCGGTCAAGATGGCGATCGCCCGGGCCAATTCCGGATCGCGGATATATAAACATTGATTACCATAAACATTTCGCTCGAACACTTCAATTATTCCGATTGTATCTATTCCCACGTTAGGCCCTTTCTTTTAAGTAATTAAAAACTTCTCTGCACGATTCCATAATTTCGGTATCACTATTGAGCCATGTCGCGTTCCGGAGAACGGCCAATGTATTAAAGGCTTTATCTGATAAATCGCCTTTGTAAATTTCATCTATAATATTAATTTGTTGCATTCGGTTTGATCTCCTTTAGTTTTAACTTACCTTCTAATAATAATTTGGACTTATTCGCCCGATATTCGCGCTCCAGCACCTTCCACTTGGCCGCGCCGGGATAGTATTTTCCGGCCGTATATCCCACTTTGATAATTGTAAAGTTTTTCATCTTTTTTTTTCCTAATATTTTATTAATATAATTAATTCGCACAATATAAATTCGATCGCCACTAGCAGCAGCCAAGCGCCGGAGGTCCTCAACCAATAGCGCCGGCGGCGTGCTTTCAGATATTGATCAATCATTTTTTTGCCTTCTCTTAATTTATTAAATATTCAATTGTTAATGTGCTTCCCTTATGCCTATAACTATAAGCCTAAGGGAGTATAGAAGTCAAGAACATTAATAGTATAATAACAAAAAAACAAGTCTGAGACTTGATAATTGTAAAATAATGTATAGTTCAATAGTCTGCAATATTGCAAGGGATATTGATAGCTCCGGGACGCTAAAAGTGGCGCAGAATTGATTCTAGAGTCTTTCAAAGTGGACCAATCCCGGCATGATTGCATTGAGCAAGCTCAACTATTGACGTATTGAATTGTTATGTTTTAATATTTTTGTATTAATATTCACTATCTGCGCGAGTGTGCCACTAATATGTACTAAGGGACTAGCGCCGGCTTTAGTGGATGCCGCATATCCTGGTAGTAGCAGCGTAATAAGGGTTTTAAAATACTATTCGCGGAGAGTGTGCTTATAATTGGTATGGTAGCTATTAGTGGAAGCTAATAATTTTAGTGGATCACTCACTATCAGAACACAATTGCAGCAATCAAGCAATAGCAAGCAATATCCCTCTGTGTTGTAGTATGCGATCATGTCAAGCGCTTAAGCTCAATGTTAGTCGTATAATGTATGTTATGCGACGTTAGATTGACATAGTTGATCTTAAATGTGTTCTAATATGTCTGGGAATATCTAATGGGGAAGCCGGGGGCATTTGTGTATTGATGCTACCTCCACGCCCACGGGGCGAAAAAGTTGCCATCATAGCCGGCCAAAGTCCCTCAGATCCAATCAGATCAGTTCGCATCAGAGAATAGTCCATTTCGTCCAGTTGCGATTAAGGAAGGTCCATTTCGCATGGAGAGCGTTTCCTACGGAAAAGATGTTCTTCGAACAGTTACTCTTCCAGATGATAGATTTAGAAGATGAAGGGTTGCTTTTTTAATAGCTATTTTTTTGAAGTAATGGATTAAAGCCTATCGGCTTCCATCACCCCCCCTACCCCCCCGCTTCCAAATAGTGGTTGTGATCGGCCTGTATGGAGATTTTCTCTTCTCCGGTCGATTGTCTCGCTTAAACCACAGTCATTTGATTCCAGCTGCGGTTATACCCCTACCTGAAGACGTTGGCTTGGGATTTTTACAAAACGTATTTCCATCTAATGAGTTTCTTCGACGTTTTGGAAGAGGGATATTTTTTTATACTCGAGCCCTCAATTTAAGTTGCTCCCGAGTTTTTATCTTTTATTTCCGCGATAAATTGTTATATTCCGCCATCTCTTTTTAGATTTGGTGGGAATACAAGGATTTATATCGGCTTGAGACTTCCGGCTGCATAAATAACATTGTACCGTCAGCCCATGGTTGATTTGGTAAAGGATTGAATTGTCAGAAATTTTCTTACCACAATGGCAAATATTCTGAACTGTTAGTGTTTTTCCATCTATTAATTTTAATTCTTTTATCATAAATTATTTCATTCGTTTCCAAAGAGATAGACCGGAAACTAATCCGGCGGTACACACTATCTCAACAAATAATATTCGAGTACATACATAACATTTATTTTCATTAGCAACCAATCTGGGCAAATTGAAGTGTTGTGCTATGGCGTACCTATTCCATCTCTTTGGAAAAGAGGTTTTATCCTCTTCGGTCGCACTCGGGCCGAATAGATCCCTGAACGCTAGGAAGGTGGATGCACTTTGCTAATCACTTCAGATCATTTCTATTAGGCCCGGCTACAACCAAAAAAGCCTCCTATTACTAGGTGGCCAGTTTGGCTAAAGATAACACGAACGCAGAAGCGTTTGTAGTATTTGTTTTGTTGTAATTATTTACAATCACTTTGTGCTTTCGTATTAGTGCTTTAGTAATTTAATTATATCAATTATAGTTTTTTTTCACAATACTGCTATGTGGATAACTTTATTAGTTGTATTTTTATTTATCAGGACTTGATAAAATAGAAATGTCCCGAACTATTGGGATTCCTTTCTTAGCTAAATTAGCCGGAGACTTGTCCCCTTCCGGCTTTTTAGTTATAATATGAGTGTAATGTAGTAGAATGGAGGGGACAAATGGGAAATAGGCCGGATAATGGCAAGGTGGGCGCTGCAATAGATGTTGTTCATAACGAGGTGGCCAAGGCCAACGCTCTTTATGAGAGAATGAGTGATCAGCAACGGCGGGTTTTTGTTTCAATGCTTAAAGGATTGCCCGATGAATTACAGGTGTTAGTTGATGCCGGATATACTCACGGCATTACAACTATTGCCAAAATTGTTTATTTGAAGGATGGCAGCCCGCTTGAGACTAAAAAACTTTGCAAGGAAAATATTAATGAATTGGATCCGTCCTCATACGAACGGCTTCTTCGGATTGCTGTAAGTGAGGTTAAAAATATTATTGGGACTAGAGATTATAAGGATTATATTACGGATGTTAAAAGTTTATTCAAGTTAGTCGCTCCTGAAGCTCTCACCACTCTGGTTGAGATTGCCACTGATCCTCTTAATAAGCCAGCCGACAGAAGGCTCGCTGCGACTGCTTTGTTAGATCGTGGTGGCTATGGGGCCTCTCAAACGAATAATAAGGACGATAGGCCTCCGGTGATGGTTCAGATTAATTTTGATAAGGCTCCGAGAGCGGAAGTGAATCCCAATGTTATAGTGGTCAATCCCGAGGATATTAATAATGGATAAGCCAGAAGTAATCGAGTTTATACCGACGGCAGGTCAGGCCAGAGTTCTTAGATCCAACCGGAGGTTTATATTCGCCTCAGCGGGCCAGCGTGCTGGGAAAACGGCTACCGGAACATTTTGGTCGTATAATAAAATGTCTATTATAAATGGTCAGGGGATGATATGCGCTAATACTTGGGATCAGCTCAATCACTCTGTATTGGCCAAGTTCTTTGATAATTTTCCCCACCTGCGAAAGTATTGGATTAAGAGGGACAAGATGATGGTCATACCGACCGGCAAGGTTAATGATCGCGCCACCTATCACAAAGTCTTTTTAAGGTCTATGGAGCAGCCGCAATTAATTCGAGGTTTGAATCTTCATTGGTTCTGGGCGGATGAGGCAGATGGATTGGATATGGATAAGTGGAAGATCCTAGAAGGGCGTACTGCCTCCACACAGGGCCAAGGATTGCTCACCAGTTCTATTTATTCCAAGAGCATAGTTTATGAGCTGTATCGGAAATTCAAGGATGATCCGGACTTTGATTTTATTTCATGGAAGTCGGCTGAGAATCCATCTTTCCCGCAAGCAGAGTGGGATCGTCTTAAGAGGACTTGGGATCCGGTTGATTTCGCCCGTGAGTTCGGCGGCGAGTTCTCATTCGCCAACGGTCTAGTCTATCCGAACATGGAGAAATACGAAGTCCAAGCGGTGCCCGAGACTTTCCTAGATGCCAATGGTAAAGAATTTTACAACGAGATTGTCGAGGATGTTTATGGGCTTGACTATGGCATTAATGATCCGACTGTTATTTCCGTCAATGCTCTTTACACGGACGGGAATTGGTACACAGAGGATGAGTATTATCAATCCAATATGTCTATTCAAGATATTAATTTTTGGTTGGCTCATTTTATAGAGAAACGAAAACGCAAACCGTATGCTACTTGCCAGGATCCGGCCGGAGGCGTGGCCAGAGTTTCATTGATAACTGATTGCCGGCCAAGAGATGCCGTTAAAAAGATCATTGAACGTGTCCACAAAATCAGGGGCCTCACCTATGGTGGCAGGCTATGGTACACCTCCAATTGCTTTAATCATGCTCGAGAATTTAAGAATTATATGTTTGATAAAAAGAATCCGGAAGTACCGGAAGATCGCAATGACCATTGCATGAACGCGCGTGACTACGCCGTCCACACTTGCTATGATGAACTAATCCATCGCGCTGTTCCTCCGGTTGAGACAGAAGAGTTGTCTTT